AGGAGGTAATTGAGGAATGTGCAGCGTTTCCTAATGGACAATACGATGACTATGTTGATTCTATGACCCAAGCTGTGTTAAGATATCGACAAGGTGGATTTGTTTCAACATATTCTGATGACTGGGACGATCCTCCAATGAAATTAGAAAAAGAGTACAAATATTATTAGGAGATTTTATGTTTGAGAATAAACGAGGTGGTACACGTAGAAAAATTAGAGACGAGCGCGGTAAAAAATATAGAGGGTTTCAAAAAGGACCACAAAACCAACCGGACTATATATCAAAAAATAGAAAAGATAAAATGAAAGATATTATGGATCCTAAACAAATTTTATTTTTACCAAAAAATTTAAAAGATTTAAATTTAGGCAGAGCTTTTCTTACCGGTGGCCAAGCAAAAATTGCAGCCAAAGCTCCACCACCAAATAAAATTGATGAAAAAGATTTCGCTGTTCTAAGAGCAGAAAAAGCAAAAGGCAGAGGCATGGGTCTTCAGGACGAAAAAGTTAAACCAGGTAAAGTACAAAAAGCTGCATTAGGGATGTTAGCTTTAGGTATTGGTGCAAAAAAATTAATGGATAAAAATAAAAAAGAGTTACCTCCAGGACTCGGGGCTGCCGCACTTCTTACAAAAAAGAAAAAAGAAATTCTTGGTAAAAGAATGGGTGGTGTAATGAAATACAAAATAGGAAGTGGTCTAGATCTTCCTGTTATTAGTTCAGTCAAACCTGCGGTTCACACAAGTAAAAAAGCACAGAAGACTGCTGTGATGAAAGAACAATTTAATAAACAAAAAAGTAGAATGGGTAAGAAACCATATTCTTCTATGACAGAGATGAGAGAAGCAAAAGGATTTAAACCTGGAGAGTCTGCTTCTGAATTTAATAAAAGAAGAATGGCTTTAGAAGTAGGTAAGAAAGCATTAAAAGCAACTACTGTTGGTAAAATAGCTTTAGGTGTTGGTGCTGCGGGAGTCGCTGCACAACAATATTTAAAATCTAAAATGAATAAGAAAGACGAGCCTAAGAAAAAAATGGGCGGTGGCATGATGCAAAAGCCTATGGGTTATAGATCGGGTGGTCACTACGATGAAAAAAATCAAAATGTTGTTAAACATATCAGAGTAAAGAAAAAAATGGGTGGCGGCATGATGAAGAAATATTCTAAAGGTGGTGGTTCTGACATGGGTGGCAAAGACAGACTTACTGAAAGAGATATTGATATGGCTAAAAAAGCAATATCAAGAGTTAAAGCAAAACGTGCACAACAAGGATTTTTACGTACAGACCCTATGCCAAAAAAAATGGGTGGTGGCATGATGATGCAAAGACCTATGGGTTATAAACACGGAACATCTGTTACAGCTAAATGCAAACTAGGTAGAAACAAACCTACTAAAATTACATAGGAGGGACAATGTCCCTACGTACACTGCTTCAGGCAGGAAAAAGAATTCTTAGAGGTAAAAAAGAATCTGCGACACCGGCCACCGGACAACAACAAAAACAAATTACTTACGAGCCAAAGCCTTCACAAGCTTCTGGACAAGAGTTAGCTGTTCGTGAAATAAAAAACCCTCCTGTTGTTTTAAAACAAACAAAACCATTACAGATGGGTGATGACATTGCACCTTCTTTTGGTTCCTCTACATATGATTGGGCTATGAGAAAAGGTAGAGGAAGTTACACTGCTGATGAGTGGCTTGATCATTTGACTTCTACAAGAAAAGTAAATTTTAATATTTTTGGAAAACCAGCACAAGAAACTATAAGAGAGTTTAAAAAATTTAAATACGATAGAGGACCATTTGCAGGAAAAGAAGTAAATATTAGTAGAGAAGAATTGTTTGATTCAAACCTTGCTATCTTCAATGACAAGGGGGATTTAACAGGTGGGTTGTTGTACGCAGCTCAAAAGTTTGGTCTTAAATTAACTGCTAATGATGTGGGTGCAATGTTAAAACTAAACCCTATTAATAGACTTAAAACTGAAACTTTCGGAATACCACAAAAAGCAGTAGAAGAAATTACATCAAAAGCAAATAAAAATTTAACAATCGTAGAAGGGTTAAGAAAAAAATACAGAAACATAAATGAAGATATTTCCGATGAACTTGATGATGCTATTTATTATATGAAATCCTTAAGAGATTCTTCAAGATCAGATTTTTCACAAACAGGAAAAGAGACTATCGAAAGACTTGTACGTGCAAGAGATAAATTACCAATAGATGATTTAAATGATAGAAAACTTTTTAATAGTATTATTGGAGAAATTTCAGAGGGTGTTAAACCTTTTCAATCTCTTAATAAACCAAAGTATTATAATAACAATCAAACATTGATGGGTGGACAAAATTATAGAGAAACAGTTTTCTATTTAGATGAGCCTGTTAAAGGAAATAAATTTCCCTTAGACACAAGACTTTATGCTGAAGGTGGCCCTCATTTTAGTGGTGTTGGTCCAATTAAGAATGAAATATTTCACGTAAGATTTGATACAAGGTTTACACCAGAGGGTAAAAAGGTTTTAACAATTCATCAGATCCAAGCAGATGCTGGTCAAAAAGTTGCAAAAAGCTTAAGTAGAGAAAAACAATTAGACGGAATAAATAGAAGAAACCCTTTTCAAAAAGATATTGAAGAAAGTATGTTTGTAAAAGATCAAAAAAGATTACAAAAAGAATTAGCAGAAAGTGAGTTAACTGGTGATCCGGAAAAAATTTACAGAGCTGCAGATAACTTAAGTAGAAATACAAAAAAAATTACAGAGGCTGCGAGAGCTAAATACGATTATCTTCCTATGCCTGAAGCAAGTGATTACAACGACCATGCTTTAAAATATTTGATGCAGTTAGGAGCTAAGGAAGGTGCTGACTATGTAGCCGTTATTCCTTTTGATATGTTAAATTATAAAGCTAGTAGCGCTGGTTTCGCTGGTAACGAAAGAGCTTACGGTTATGCTAATGGTAAAGGTATTAATAAAAAGGGTAAAGCTCTTATACCTGAACTAATGAAGAAAGCGGCAAGATTTTATGATAGTAAAGCAGGTCAAATTAAAATTTCTAGATCTGATCCTAAAAAACCTTATAAGTATATTACATCTGAAAATTATACTTATAGAGAGGGTCATGCACTAAAAGGTAAAAAATTTACAAGAACAGCTCATGATGATGCTTCATTAAAAGAAAAAGACGGTTATAAATTTATGTCTGCGGATGATCCTAACTTGTATTTTGATGCTTTTGCTATTAAAGTAAATCCGTTAATGAGAAATACACAAAAAACCTACAGGTCAAAAGGAGGACTTGTAGTAGATATGTTTAAATCAATGAGGTACAATTAATCATGGCAGTTGAAAAAGTAACAGAAGAAATAAAAGAAGAAGAGATTCTTGAACAACCCTCTTCAGATCCTGTTGAAATAGAAGTGGAGGGAGAAGAAACTGTTGAAGAGGAAAGACCACAAGACGATTTCAATGCAAACTTAGCTGAAAGCATGGATGAGAGAGATCTCAAAGACATGGCCATGGATCTTATTGAAGAATATAAAAAAGATAAAACTTCTAGAAAAGAATGGGAAGACGCTTACATTAAAGGTTTAGATTTACTAGGAACTAAGTACCAGGAAGTAACCAAACCATTTAAAGGAGCTTCCGGTGTCACGCATCCTTTATTAGCTGAGTCTGTTACACAATTCCAAGCACAAGCATACAAAGAGTTAGTGCCATCTGATGGGCCTGTACGAACACAGGTTGTTGGCTTACAGACACCGGCTACCGAACAACAAGCAGATAGAGTTAAAGATTATATGAATTACCTGCTGATGGAGGAGATGGAAGATTACACAACTGACATGGATCAAATGTTATTTTATCTACCACTTTCAGGATCTACTTTTAAAAAAGTTTACTATGATGCATTATTAGATAGACCTGTATCTAAATTTATTCCAGCCGAAGACTTAGTAGTTCCATACTACGCATCTGATTTGAAAGATTGTGAGAGAATTACTCACGTAATTAAAATGACACAGAACGAAGTCACTAAGAAAATGGCTGCAGGTTTTTATAGAGACATAGAATTAATTGACAGTAGTTCAGAACCAGATTCAGTACAGAAAAAATTAAATGAACTTGAAGGTGTAAAAGGTAATGGTTCAGATTATTTAAATACAATTCTTGAAATGCATGTAGATTTAAATTTAGATGACTACGAAGATTTTGATGACAAAGCTAAAAAAATAAAAATTCCATACATCGTCACCCTTGATGAAGGTAGTGGAGAGGTTTTATCTATTTATAGAAATTACAAACCAGGTGATTTAAGTTATTCTAGAGTAGAATATTTTGTTCATTACAAATTTTTACCAGGATTAGGTTTTTATGGTTTTGGTTTAACACATATGATCGGTGGTTTATCACAAGCTGCAACACAATCGTTAAGACAATTGATTGATGCAGGTACTTTAAAAAATTTACCAGCAGGATTTAAGTCACGTGGTATTAGAGTTAGAGATGATGACCAACCAATTCAACCAGGAGAGTTCAGAGATGTGGATGCGCCTGGCGGAAATATAAGAGATCAGTTTTTTAATCTACCATTTACAGAACCATCACCAACTTTATACAACCTGATGGGCTTTGTTGTTCAAGCAGGACAAAAATTTGCAGCGATTACAGATACTGCAGTCGGTAACGACACTCAAAATAGAGCAGTTGGTACTACAATGGCGCTGATGGAGAGAGGATCACGTGTTATGAGTGGTGTTCACAAGCGTTGTTACTACGCAATGAGGCTTGAATTTAAAATTTTAGCAAGAATTTGTGGTGAATCACTACCACCAGAGTATCCATACGATGTATACGGTGGCCCTAGACAGATTAAACAGGCAGATTTTGACAACAGAGTCGATATTTTACCTGTTGCAGACCCAAATATCATGTCAATGGCACAAAGAGTGACGTTAGCACAGGCACAATTGCAAATTGCACAGTCAAATCCACAAATGCACAACTTACATGAAGCATATAGACGTGTTTATGAAGCACTTGGCACTAAAACTATCGATCAAATTCTTAAACCACCACCAAAACAGCCGGAACCTTTAGATCCTGCAAAAGAAAATGCACGTTCATTGCAAATGAGGTTGCTTACAGCGTTTGAATTTCAAGATCATGATTCTCATTTAGCTGCACATATGGCTTTTATGCAAACAAGAATGGTTCAGATCAATCCACAAGTGTATTCATTACTACAATCACACATTTCAGACCACGTATCATTCAAAGCTAAGAATGAAGTTAAAGAAATGGTGATGCAGAATCCACAAATGGCACAATTAGGACAACAGGATCCACAACAATTTGAAATTATGTTTGAAGCTGAGGTTGCAAAAGTTGCTGCGCGTATAACTCAAGAGTTAGCACAAGCAGAAAGCGCTAGTCAAAACAAAGAAGACCCATTAATTAAAATTAAACAACAAGAAATTGATTTAAGAGCTATGGATCTTCAAAGAAAAGCAGAAGAAACTAAATTTAGAGCTGATCAAGAAAATATGAGAGCTGCACAACGTTTAGAATACGAATACGATAAGTTAGCTCAACAAGATGAACAATCTGACGAACGTTTAGAAGTTGCTAGAGAGAAGATACAATCAAAATGAGAAAAGGATTAAGTGGAGGAGTTAGATCTGGGCCACCGCCTAAGAGAGGACCAAATCCACAAGGAATCAAACTCAAACATGCTAAAAAACTCCTACGAAAAGCTGT